TAGAGATCCTGAGATGGCAACGTAACCAGTCGCACCAATTCCAGTAGAGTCTGAAATATTGATTAAAGGTGGATTGATCACATCGTAATCGCTACCAGATGATGTTACTTCAATTTCATTGAGCTTTCCATAATAGACAACATCTGATGACTTATAGTTTCTAATTTCAACACCATTTATCAAGATACCAGTAAATCCAGGTTTTGTTTCAGTAACAACTCCATTATCAATAGGATCAGAGATTTCTCTAAAAAGTTTTTGATTTTGTAGCGTCTTGAATCTAAAATCATAGGGTTTAATTATATTATTTGTTACTGTTGTTTCTCCATTCAAAGAAACAAATCTACCATTAAAAAGATCAGTTCTACTTCTTGCAAGTTTAATTGTAGTTGAACTAACCCTATAGGCGAAGAAGAGTCCCTCATCAAATAAAGATGAGTTAATAGAAGTTATCGTTGTTAGTGCAGTTCCAACAAAAGTTTGAATTTGTACTTTTTCTGGAATATAGTAAACAGCATCACCAGTGTAGAATCCATGATCAGAGTTATTTGTAATTTTAAATTGAGAACCAGAAAAAGTTCCAGAAAATGTTATTGATCTGTCTGTAGTTTCTAAAGGTTGTCCATCATAGAAAGGTAATGATGGAGTTGCGACAAGTATCTTGTCTTGGTCATTATAAATGTTTTGAACATTAGAACCATATGAAGAAACTTTTGGAAACTTAGTTGAAAGTGCTCTTTGTAGGTTCTTCCTGATCTTGTAGCTAAGGGAGATGTTCAATTCACCCTGACCTTTTACTACAAAGGTGTCTGATGAAGTAATTTCTATAATTTTTGTTGTTTTATCTGCACCATTACCGATGATAGTAGCAGAATCTCCGATTCTAAATGGATGATCCTTAGTTAATTTTAATCTATAAGTTTTGTCTGCGTTGTCAAGTAAAGTAATACTTTTTACTTGGAAAATAGGTGAGATATTTAAAATCCAATTCTTTGATTTGAAATCAGATTTATTTGATCCAAGAGTTTTTATTCTAACAGTATCTTCTGGAGAATAATAATATGCATTTGATGGGTAATCTAGAGATCCAAGAACGGATCTAATTTTTACCGTTATTATTTCATTTGGATTTGAAAATGATTGACCATATGCATAGGTGTTAATACCAACATTTTCTGCATTTAAGATGGTTCCATTAACATTTTCGCATCCATAAAATTGATTTATAGATTTTGAAGTATATGATACTATTCCTGATGAGAAATCGTTATATCTTACAGAAAGTTCTCCAGAGTCTGGAAATCCTAAGGTAGAATCAACATCTAATACCGTTGTTCCGGCAGAAACTTGTCCGATTAATTTGGTTTTCGGGTGAATAGAAAATGCACCATAAATTGATCCTTCAACTTCAATATCTCTGTCATACCCAGAATCAATACTTAACTTATAATATGTTTGACCCAATCCAGATATAATTTTTTCAACCTTAGTTATTGGTGCATATGCCTTGGTAATAGTATCACTATAATCATTTTGGAATAATGTTGAATCTGTGAGATCCATTGGATCCCCATTTAAAGATTCTACTACAAAATCATTAGTAACTCTAAATTGACCGTTTGATGGAGTAAAAAGAAAATCTCTTGGTTTTACTATATTTACATTTTCATTGTATAAAGCTTTGAATAAAATTTCAAACGAACGATCCGTACCTCTAGTTAGATAAAAATCTTTTGCTTGCTTAATAAAAAGATTTTGATTTAATTGAGATGAAAGATCTCTTTCGTTTAGTCCTGGTAAAAATTGATTTTTTGTTTTTGATAAAAATTCTTTTAAAAAGAGAATACTTAAATTCTCTATTGTTGATCCCGTTGCGTGCTCAGCAGCTAAAGTAGAACTAAAGACCAGCTCTTCTGGATTTGCATCCTGACTATATGAAGAAATACCAGAAAATCCTCTTATACAACCGGTAAATGCTGATGAAGTTTTTCCTGTATAAGTGATTATTTCATCATTAATTTTTAAAATACCATAAGAATCTGGAAATCCATTCGTACCAGACGGAGACTTTACTAGGTCAACAGATATTGTTGTATCAAATTCCTCAATATCAAAACTTAAAATGACAGACTCTACAAGAGAAGTAGTTTCATCTAACTTGATATACCTATCAATGTTTTGAATTAAATCAACAGGAGCTCCTTGAAACTCTTGAGCAATATAATATTGCTTTAAAAATTCAGAAATTAGTGGAAATTCCTCTCTAACATATGAGGGAATCTGGTTCTGAACGATGTTGTTAAGCTTAATTCTCTGTTCTGTCATTTTATGATTTTATTACGTTTCTAGTATGTTGAACCGAAAGAAGTCCCTGAGGAAGCACTAGGAGAGGATGTAGTGGTAGTTGCAGTAGTTCCTGCTGTATTCGTCGGATTTACATTTGTTGTTGAAATCGTCGTTCCACCACTTGTAATTGTTGGGGTTGGTCTTACCAAAGCACCATTTGCATAACTTGAAGATGATATGTAGTTTGATGCCGAGGGATCAAGACCAGAAGCAATATTGTCAGTCACCATATCAAAAGTACTGTTATTAATATCTAGTTGCAAATATAAATCCTGTAATCCGACAACATCATTTGAATGTGGTATGGCAGAGATTTCTATAATTGTTTGTCCATCCTTCAACTTGCCTCCAATCACACTAATTGGATTTAAGGTTATAATTCCTCTCTTATAATCAATACTTCCAACATTTCTCCTCAAAATAGTTGCACTCGTGGAATTTGCAGACGGAACAGTAAAGAAGAAAATATTTCCAGTTTCTCCGTTAGTGTTGGGAATGTCTGAAAGATATACTGGTTGTGAAATACCACTTACAAGAAACGCTGATGATTTAATGTTGTATCCATCCATACTACTAATATGGAATTGATTTCCGAATCCAATTTGATACTCTGAGAATGCGTTTAACACGACTCTCAGATCTCTTCTCATCTGTATTGTCGTGATATTAGAAGTTACAGATTCGTGACTGTCATCAATTATTTTTAAAAACTTACTATACTTAAATCTGGCACCATATTTGTTTAATTCGGTAGAATCAGCATACTTATTTGCATTTGTTTGGACCAATGTAGAAACATAGTCTGCATTGGGTGCTAAGTTTGTGTTATAGTATACTTTTGAATTTGATTCAATATAAAGATACTTCAGATCTAAAATTTCTGGGACTATTCCAGCAACAGAATATTTTTTCAATCTTAGTTTGATGTTTTCCTTTGTCAGATTTGGTAAGAAATCACCTGTTCTTGGTTTGATACTAATAAAGACTTTACCATATTGTGGAGGTACTAATTCTTCACCACCAAATACTGAAATTGATTCAGTTTCTGGATATATTCTTGCGGGAATTAAAGTCTCGTAGTCGTCTGCAGTAAGTGCTCTATTTTGAGATGCATAGATTCTTGGTGCATACTTTTTAATAGATTCAACAGATTCAATACTTTCCCCACCAGTAGCGACTAATCCAGTAGTTACAGCAGAAATTCCAGAAGTGATTGTTGAAGTAACCGAATTTCTTGTATATGTTAATCTACCTGCAAAAGAAAATTGACTTATACCATTCGCAGAATCTCCGTCACAAACAATATAATCGGATGTTATATAATTTCCTTCTTCTAATGCTTTTCCGAATACATCATCACCAAAAATTAATTCATATCTTTCATCCTCAATTTCTTGTAAGAAATATACTTTTGAATCAGATAAAACCTGGAATAAACTATCTTGAAGACTATACTTTGTACCTGTAGTGGCGTCTTCGTTTGTTTTTACAACTACATTAATAAGAGCAGTATCTACTCCAGAGTTTGGTAGAATGAATCTCTGATTTGGTATTCTTGAACTGTAGGTAAAATTAGAAGAAAGTAATGATCCTTGATAGACTGAAATATCATTAAAACTTGCAATTCCATCTATAACAGGAACACTAATATCCTCTAAAATTGAAAATACAAAAGACTGTCCACCAAAACTACCAGATGAAGTTACAACAGGACCTTTCTTAAGAGTGATTGTTGATGGTAGTGGACTAATATTAAAAACTGTAGCATCTACAAAGAAACTGATTGATGCAGTTGCTGCTTTTCTTGATCTTGGAACATATCCAATATTTCTTGCAAGTGCAACAACATTCTCTCTAAGAGTTGCACTATCAATAAAAACCTCATTTGCAACCATATTTGCATTATATGAGGTAATGTAAGTATTATATGCCAAAACATCAAGTATTGTTGAGAGATTGGATCCCTCAAAATCATAATCAGTAAAATTAGAATTCGCTTTTAAGTAGTCTCTGAGCGTTGTTTTAACCTGGTTGAAATCCAGGTTAGCGAAGTTTGCTAATGGCATTTTTACCTAGATGGTTGCAAAACAAATTGTAATTCTTGTATAGGAACGTCCGCACCAATGATTTCATACACAATAACAACATCATATGCATTATTATCAAAATCTGGATATGAGTTTACTGAGATCAATCTCACTCTTGGTTCATAGTTATTGATTGATTGTCTAATCTCATCAGTAATAATAGAAGCAGAAATGTCGTCAACGTTCTCAAATAAGGTTCTAGAGATTCTAGATCCAAAATCTTCATCAAAAAACTTTTCTCCAGGAAGGGTAAACACAATATTACGCACAGAACGAGCGATTGCATTTTCATTTTTAAGCGCAATCAGATCACCGTTCAGAGGATTAGTCTGAAAAGTCATACTGATGTCCTTAAAACCTTGGCTTACCCTTTCTAAAGGCATTGAATATTATAATTCTATCTTATTTATTACCCTTTTATGGATCCGTAGGTTGGTTCTGTGCCATAATCCCAGTCATCATAATCCTCATCATTGCGAATTTTTTCATGAATTTCGTTCTGATGATAAAAATCATGTTTCTTGGGTGTCATGTTGTCATGATTGATCTCACGAAGCATTTTTTGCTTCTGAATTTTACTTTCCCAACCATATTCTGACGATAAAAACTGCGTTCCCCACTCATTTTTCATAAAATTTTCGTCTTTATCTACTTGTTTGGTCATTTTTTTGCTCCTGATTTGTTAAATCAGAACTTTTTACGGGGTTGCTATCCCGAATTTCTTTAATTTCGTACATAAAATCATCTGAAGTCTCAATTTTACGACGATTTTCTACTGAATATTCGGTCAAGTCAATTTCATAACCTGGATTTTTGGTAATTCTGTTCTTTGTCCATGCATCATCATACCATAATATCTTATTATTTGGATATGCATAGAAATTACCATTATCCATCTTGAAGAAGTGAGCACATTTATGCTCTGGAGTCTCACTAAAGTTAGTATTCAGAGTAGATTTTGACTCCCATGACCAATCAAGAGTGAACATATACGTTCCTTCATTCTTTTCTCCTTTATAATTGATTAATTGAGCACGTAAGTTAGCAAGTCTTGAGCGAACTTGAACATCAATATAAGGAGAAAAGCAATCCCACCACATACATTCTTCTAGATCTGGAACTGGTGCATCAGGTTTCCAACAGAATGCATGAATCGGTCTACGAGTCCAGTTAACCCCATTCTCTAGAAACGCCTCAAAGAGGGGTACGTGCTTCTCTAAGGACGCTACGGAATGCACATCACATAAAGTAACCTCCCCATGACCTTTTTTATGATTATAGAGAAATTCATTACGAATATAGCAAGTAATTGTAGGAAGATTGTGATTTAGATATGACATTAGTTGCTAATAAAAAAGCAGGGAGTTACCCCTGCTTTATCTATACTATTACCCTTTACCTTGTCCACGATAACGCTTCTTACGTCCATTGCGAGAGGTCGCACTGAGAAGAGTTCTTGCCGAGCGTCCTTGACGAGTCTTCTTCGGGGGACCTGGTTCAAACAAGGTCTTATTCGTTCCACCTTTAGCCATTAAATTTCCTCCAGTTCAATAAAGTTTGGATCAATGTTTTCTTCCGAGAAAAAGCGTTCGGAAAAGTCTTGTAGGACCTCAGCACATTCTTCATGAGTAAGGTCCTGATAAATTTTACGCCCTTTATAAAGTACGTTAAATTTCTTCATCAGATAATACGAGTTTTTTCATGTCCAACACGAATCCGAGGATCGCACCAGATTTCAAAGCCTGCTTCTTTAGCATCCAGACAGAATGAAACATCCTCACCACACATGTCCTGAACATTACCAGATTCAAAGACTTGCATCTTCGGAGCAAACCAAGGATACTCAAGATTCTCAAAAACACCCTTTTTAATCAACACCCATCCAAAACCAGTATAGTCTACTGTGAAGGGCTTTCTACGCTTCTGAATGGAATCAACAGTTTCGTGATTCATCACTCCACCATTCTTGCGGAAATCATCTTCTTCCAACCAGTGTGCGACAGAAGTTGTGTGTCCATCCTCTGTAGCATACCAACCAGCAGTAATCTCACGCTCAGTTCCATCTTCACTCAGAGAAAGATCACAGAGTTGCCAGAACTTGTTTGTGTCAAAGACAATATCCGAGTCAATCCAAAGTTGATAATCATACTCCAGTTTTCCATCCCAAGGAATTTGCTTCGGACCACGGAGAACATTTGCACCTAAACATTTACAACGTGCAAAGTTAACCATAGATGAATAATCTTGAGAGATCTGAATACTCATACCATTCTGTACCATATCAAAGCACAGTTGTACAAAGTTCTTCAGAAAAATAAAAGAGCATCCACGACCTGGAAGACAAAATACGATACTCTTTCCACGCATCCTTTGTTTAATTGCATCAATATCCCATTCTACTTCTTTGGGTTTTGGTGCAGTTGCTTTTACTGTGAATCCTTTTGCCATAACTTGAAATAACCTTCAGTTCAAATTTTAACAGTTTATATATGCTTTTGTCAATATGAATCACACCCAGGTGGTTCAGAGGATTTACCACCTGCTCCATTGATTTTAGGTGGAAGTTCTATGAAACTTAAATCTTCTTTTGTATATTCGGTCTTCATTAATCCCACCAAGTGATTCAAAGTGTCCCACTTGATATTGAAATCCTCCTCTTTGAGAGAATGAAAAATACACTTATCCTTTGCGTAGATATGATATACCTTCTCCTTGGGGGTCATCAAAATTTCCTCCGGAATTTTTTATCAGTTCTTAGTTAGTTACCGCATTATATATCAGAACTAAAAAGAAACCAAAAGCAACAAAAAAAGGACGTGGATAACGAATCATCCATCCCGCTAATACAACCTTCCAGAAATTCCAATATGGGGACCTTCGGGGGTATTGATGCTTCATCCTACTTCCGGAAAAATTTTTTTAGATTGATATAATGCTCGCGTTTTGTCACCTCTGTAGGTTAGGGTAGTTAGCGATTTTTATATACGCAACGCCCGCAGGACGATATAACCCCCGACCGCAAAACGCTGTCATCACGACTATATTCAGAATCATAACATAAACCCCCTCCAGTGTCAACCAGAGGGGGCACAGTTACTGATCAGAACTCAATAGGATCTGCGGTGGGTTCGTTGATAC